AGAATCGCAAGCCGTCAACGCGTTCGGCGAGACGGCCGCGATGGTGGATGCTCGCCACAAGGCGATCGCGGCCTCCTACGCTGAGCAGGCGGCGGCGGGCGGGCAGATCGTGCTGAGCGAGCGGGCGATTGCTGAGGCGACGGGGGCGCGTGTCGAGCTGACGGACGCCGAGATTGCCTCCATACAGGCGGCTGTGGCTGCGCAAGACGCGCAGATGACGAGCATGGAAGCCTTCGTCGGCGTCGAAAAGGCGGCGACTGTGGCGGCTGTTGAGACGACTGCGGCCACGGAAGTTCAGGCCGTCGCGTTCAAGGCGAACTCGCGCGTGGTGTCCGAGTCGGCCACGATCATGAGCGAGGCGCTGTCGGGCAACTTCGGACGCATGAAGCGATCCTTCGCGGCGCTGGCGAATGCTTCGGGCGTGCTCGGCAAACTGTTCACGCCGATGGGCTTCGCGATCGCCGGGGCAGCCGCTGCGATTGGCCTGCTGGTTACTGCCGTCGTTGAAGGATCGAACGAACAGGACAAGCTGACCAACTCGATCCGCTCGACCGGCGACTATGCCGGCGTGACGGCGGGTCAGGTTCGGGTGATGGCCGACGCGCTGACATCCACGCGCACCAGCACCATGCAGGCGACGGATATGCTGTCGTCGCTGGTGGCGACCGGCAAGGTGTCCGGCAATACGTTGCAGGAACTCGCTCAGGCGTCGGTTGACCTGTCTGAGGTGACCGGGATCAGCGCAGAGAAGGCGTCTGAAGTCTTCATTCGCATGCAGTCCGATCCGGTGAAGGCGGTCAAGGCGCTCGACGACCAGCTGCACTTCCTGACGCTTACGCAGTACGAGAACATCAAGGCGCTTCAGGAGCAGGGCGATACCGAGCTGGCCGCAGCTATCGCGCAGACGGCCGCCGCATCGGCGTTGCACGATCGCGCCGTGGCGCAAGAGGCGGATGTCGGAAGCCTCACCAGCTACTTTCATGGTCTCGAATCGGCGGCAAAGGCCGCATGGGGCGCGGTGGCGAACGTCGGTGCGCCTGGCTCCAACACGCAAGACCTTGCCGCAGCCAACGCCGACCTAGCCGGTTACAAGCGCAATGCTGGTCTTCCCGCGTCGGCAACCGATGCGGAGCTGCTGGCTACGATCCGCAATGGCGCATCGTCAGGCGGCGATTCTGAAACACTCATCAACGGCGCGATCAGCCGTAAGGCGCAGGCTCAGGCCGGCGCGGACATGGAGTCATGGGTCGCGCAGACAGACAGCTCAGCGGCGAAGACGAACGACATCCTGAAGAAGGATAGCGACCGCTGGGACACGATCCTCAAGAGCGCCAAGTCGGATCAGGCCAAGGCGAAGGAAATCGCCGACGTTAAGGCGATGACACAACGCGACATTGCGGGCAATCCGAACAACCGCGACGAATACCTGAAAGATCAGGATATCGCGCTGGCGGCTATTGAGAAGAAGTACAAGCAACCCGCCGCGTCTGCTGGCGTGGCGTCGCGTGCCGCAAGCGATCCAAGTGCCAACGCCTTAGCCACCTTCCAGGGGCAGGTGAACGCGCTCGATGTCAAGTCGATAACGGCAGACGATCCCGCGTTGACGCAGTACGAGCAGGGCATTGCCAACCTTGCCGACCAGATGAACGTGTACATGGCTAAGGGGCACGACGCCACTCAGGCGGCGGCGCTGTTCAACCAAGGCCAGCAGGACTTGCAGAAGACGCTCGACCTCAATCGGGCGAAGCAGGACGAGGCGAATCAGGCGTTCGACCAAGCCTATGCCAAGAAGTCGCAGGCGCTACAGCGCTCCATCGACGACCAGGTGAATGCGGTCGGCATGGGCGCCAAGGAGATCCAGCGGACGCAGGAAATCTCCAAAGCCTACGCCGACGAGGCGGATGCGCTCGCGAACCTTGCGCTACAGCGTCAGAAAGGCCAGCGCGGCGAATCGGGCGGCATATCGCAGGATCAGTACGAGCATGACGTGCAGACGGTCAAGGCATCGACCAACGCCAACGTCGCAGCGATGCAGGACGGCTTCAAGCGCATCGACGCGGCGCAAGGTAGCTGGCTAAACGGCGCCAAGTCAGCGATGAAGGACTACGCCGACGCGGGCGCCAATGTCGCCGGCATGACGGCGCAGGTGTTCGGCAATGCCTTCACCAGCATGGGCGACGCACTGGCAACGTTTGCGACGACCGGCAAGCTCAACTTCAAGGGGCTGGTGACTTCCATCATCTCCGACCTGGCCCGTATGGAGGCTCGGGTGCTTGAGTCGCAGGCGCTCTCTGCGGTACTCGGCATGTTCACTGGCGTGAGCTATGGCGGCGGCGCCGGCGCAGCTACCGGCACGGGGCAATACAGCAACTTCGCTTCGTCCGGTACGCAGACCGTTAGCTACAACGCCAAGGGCGGCGTGTACGGATCGCCAAGCCTATCCGCCTACTCCGGGCAGATCGTCAGCCAGCCGACCATGTTCGCCTTCGCCAAGGGAGCGGGGATCATGGGCGAGGAAGGCGACGAGGCCATCATGCCGCTGACGCGTGGCAGTGATGGAAAGCTCGGCGTGCAGGCGGTAGGTGGCGGCAGTAACAGCGGCGGCGTGCAGGTGGTGATCGAGAACCATACCGACGTGCAGCCCAAGGTCACGCAGAGCACCGGCAGCAATGGCGAGTCGATCATCACCGTGCTGATGAAGCAGGTAGACGACCGCATGGCCGCCAACGCAGGCAACCCCACCAGCAACTTCGGCAAAGCCATGCAGCGAACCTATAACGTGCGGCGCGCTGGCGTGCCGGTGGGAGGCTGAGATGGCTAACCCAACATGGCCCGCTAACCTTCCGTCTCCATCCGAGCAAGGCGTCAGCTACATGGCGCTGGTCGAGCCGGTCATTGTCACGAACATGGAAACCGGAGCGCCAAAGCGCCGCCGCCGCTTCACCGCCGTGCCGGAAAAACTAACCTGCACGCTAGTTCTCGATGCTGACCAGATCGCGACCTTGAAAAACTTCGTAGCCGTTACGTTGGCCGATGTGCTGCCGTTCGACTGGATCGATTTTCGTTCTAGCGACCTGGCTACCTATCAGTTCGCCAAGCGTCCCAGCTATGCGTTCATGGAGTCGACCGTCGACCGCTGGTCGGTGGCGCTTGAACTGGTAACGGTGCCGTAATGCGCGAGGTAAGCGTCAACGCCTTGCAGGCCATGCTGGCGCAAAACAGTGCGGAGGTTTTCGTGCCGCTTCTGGTGATTGATCATCCCGACTTCGACGCGCCGATCCGGCTGGCCTACAACACCGAAACCGTGCATCGCACGGATGGCGACTATCTGCCGTATCCGTTCCAGATCAACCTGCCCACGCAGACCGAGGATGAGATCCCCACGGTCACGCTCACGGTGGATAACACCGACCTGACCGTGAATGACAAGATCCGCTCGATCACGGGCGTGCCCACCGTAACGCTCATGGTGGTGCTGGCAAGTTCCCCGAACACGGTCGAGGCAGGGCCGTTCAACATGCGCCTGCTCAACGCACAGGCGGATGCGAACACGATCCAAGGCGTGCTGGGGCAGGAAAACGACATCTTTTCACAGAGCGTGCCGTGCGGGCTTTACTTGCCGACGAACTCGCAAGGGCTGTTCACATGATCCCGGAAGCGTTCGGCCCATACATCGGTCTGCCTTACGCCGAAAAGGGCCGCACGCGGGAAGGGGCCGATTGCTGGGGGGGAGTCCGCATGGTGCTACGCGAGTTGTTCGGCCACGACTTGCCGGACTACTCGGGCGCGTATGCGAACACGAAAGACCGGGAAAGCGTCGCTGCGGCGGTGGAATCGGGACTCGCCGATGGGTGGGAAAGGACAGATTCCCCGCTAGCTGGCGACCTGCTGGTACTGAAGATCGCAGGACGCCCCTGGCATGCTGCAATTTTGGTAAACGCCAGCCAATTCCTACACTGGCCGCCGCCGAGCAAGGATGGCCGCCAGATGCTTTCCTGCATCGAGCGCTTGGACTCGCCGCACTGGGCAAAGCGCATCGAGGGCATCTACCGCCGAAAAGTGGCAGACTGAGCCAACTCAACAAGAATCGTCGCCATGAAATGGATGCTGCTTGCGCTGATGTTCGTCGGGCTTGCTGGGTGCACTCTCGGCATGAAGGAAGACGGCAGCAATGCAGTCGCTGACACCTTCAGCGTTCCGGCCAGCTATCAAGTGGCGTACCGCCGCGCGGATGCCTATGCGCGCCACTGTCACGGCGTGCAAAGCCCACTGAAAGACGCGATGAGTGTCACTGGCGACCTGTTCAGCGATACCAGGTCGGGCGTCATTCGCATCACCTCGCCAAGCGGCGGCAATGACCTGGAGCGGATCGCGATAGCGGAAACCAACGGACAGTCGAGCGTCACCATCAAGCGATGGGACGTAGGTATATGGGATGCGCGCGAGACATCGGCCGCCAAGTCAGCCATCGCCACCGGGAACCCTGTTTGCCGATCGTGATGTAACTCGAACACCAGCCCAATCCGGCCCGCCATGTGCGGGCTTTTTCTTTCCCCAAGCCCGCCATGTGCGGGCTTTTTTGTGAGCGCAATCCATGCCAGACGGTTCCCTGACCATCGTTGCGCGCCCCAACGTGTTCGACAGCGAGACCGTCTATTGCGAAGCAGTGGCTGGCCGAACCATCGCGCAACTGCTTGGCAAAGGGGTAACCCATGCCTGCGAAGTCACGGTGGGCGGGCATCCAGTGCCCTACGAACTATGGGCCAAGGTGTGCCCGAAAGCCGGGCAAACGCTGCACGTCATGGTGTACCCGCAGGGCGGCAACGGCGGGAAGTGGGCACGGCTGGTGCTTACCGTCGTGCTGATGTACTTCACCTTCGGCGCTTCGGGCTTTGCCGCTGGCGCTGCCGGCGCGTTCGGCGGATCGGCTGCGACATGGGGCGCCGCGATCATGCTTGTTGGCACCCTCGCCATCAATGCCTTGATCCCACCACCCACGCCCAAGGGTCTCGGCGGCGGTGGCGGCGATCCGTTCAACCAGCTTGCCAGCCTCACCGGCACCAGCAATCAGGCCAACCCC